CGGAAATAATAGACTCCCCGTCGTTAGCGTGAATCAGGGATCCGGAAAATTACGGCCCTTACCTGGAGTTGACAAGCCAGAAGACTGCCCCGCAGGGTTACCATTACTGCGGAATTCTCATTTGTTTTCAGTTGCAAGTGAGCGGTCCGGGCCTAGGCCCGGGTTGGAAGCTAAACCGATGCGTGCCACCAAAAGCACAAGCCTACCGACTAGGCAGAAGAAAGGGAACCGTCAGGTCCCCAAGTCGAACACGGCGTCGACCGCAGCTGCTTCCTTGCAGCCGCCGGCGAGCCGAGAGGATGCGCGGCAATCACGCCACCGCGCATCACAGGCCAGACCACGGCCTCTAAATGGTCACGCTACGCCCGTTGTAGCAGCGGTTGGACTCGCGCCCCCCACTGGGGTCGCCTGTTCTTCGCCACAGGTAACCCCTGCGGCGCCGCCAATGGGTGTCCAGATACCACCACCGCCGCCTGCTGCGACGGTGAAGAAAGAGTTGCCGAAATATCGCGTACCACCTCTCCCAACACGCCACGTTATGCTGTGCGCGAGTGAACAATTCCGCTCGCCCCTTAACGCTGTGTGGAACGGGGATACGTGGGCCGCACACGACGCTGCTCTAATTACCCTCCGCACCATCGTCACCGACTTCGAGCATGACGAGGGCGAGGGTCAATCTTGGACCCTCTGTTTCCTTCCAGCAACTACGCTAGATGGAGACTCTTACGCCGCCCCACGTGTCGGCGTTTGGTTGTTCACGTCGCTATTAGCGTGGGCCATCAAGGTCGCAACCACTATGCGCGTCCCGGAAAACGAGGACGCGTTTCGTGTAGCGACCCACGACTTGATTCAATCCATGAACGCCAACGCGAGCCGCAGGTTCGCGTTTCATGGCGCCGCTACATGGGGGCACCAAGTCGAATTCTGCGCTACCGCAGCACTCTTGCATACTGCGTATGACAAGAAATACACCCGATACGTCGCGGGTGCGATGGGCAAAGTTTTGTCCTATGACGTCGTCCCAACGCTTGCTCAGGTCGCATATCGAGCAGCTGTCGACACGGTACTTGCGCCCGTGAAGTTGATCGCCCCACGCCTCGCATACCGCGGGTTTTCGTGGGCATGCGGGCTCATGACCCAACTTCGCTCCAACGTATCCACCGCCATGGAGGCCGTACACCCATTGCAACGCGACCCGTTGCTGGGTTCGCATGCGCACAAGTCGCCTCCTAAGTTGGACGATCTCGTCTTCCTGGAACGAGTCCCCGACGTTCCACTGACCACGACCGGCGTCGACCCCGCCTTCTATCTTGACTGGCCGGAGTCCGCCCCCCCCGGCTGGAGCGTGGAACTCAAGCCCTCGTGCGCGATAGTCACCAGCTCACCGTCCAACACGAGCCCGAACGTGTTGCTCCGTACAAGCCCCACTGCTCCACCTAGCAGCGAACCAGATGATAGTGACTCCGACTGCAGCGTCACTCTCACCGCGTCGGCGGCTTGCAAGGCGCGCGCCAGCGCCGCCATACTCGCGCTCGGGTATGAGACGGGAACATGCGACGAGCTTGATGATGAGCCTGCCATTAAGCCCGACGTTGACGAACAAAAACGCGACGAGAGCATGGATTGCAGGATCGACATCGCCGACGACAGCGACGCCGAAGAGGAACCGCCCGCACCGTTTGACGCGATTTCGCATTTGCCCATTGGCTATAGCATCGCCAGGAACGTCGACGTCGCAAACTACGTCGACGCCAAAGCGCCGCGATCCGCGATGGGCCCTTACGGTGTGTTCCGCGCCGTGAAGACCGGTGGCTATGTCTTCGTCACCGACTCAACCGTCCTCCGGGCCTTCCTCCCTCAGATAACTTTGCCCAAGTTCCCTGATGAGCACGTCGCGCGCACTAGCTCTGGGCACCCTTTTCCCTATGTCAACATAGGTGGAAAGCGTGTCATCATCGACTGTTGTTCGCGTCTCGCTGACGTCACGCCGACCGGGACCAGGGCTGAGGACTGGGGGTACCAAGATAGCAAGAAGAACACTGTTCCTTTTCCAGCTAACTGCTATCGGGCTCCCCTAATGAACTTGGGTACGTACCCCAACTTCTATCGTCTGGGGCTCAACGGCGGCAACAAGAAGTACATGCAGCGAAAACCCGCCGCAGTGAAACACCACCACCCACGCAATCTTGCCTATCGTAGCAATGCGCCTGAATTACCAAAAATGGTTAGTAAGGTAGCCGCTTCGGGCTTAGCGGGTGTTGAAATTAACCGCGGGTGTGCTACACCCCCGCCTGGCGACCAACCGTTGCCACCACGCCCCGCTGGGGCACCCGGGTCGCGTCTCGACCTCGCGCCCGTTCTGTCAGCCGCCGCCTGCGCTCTGACCGACCTTGTCGTGTCCGATCCCCATGAGGTCGGAGTTACCAACGACTTGATCATTACGGGGCATTGCCGTGCTGGGCCTCGCACACAACTTGCCCTCAGATCTCGTGAGTGCACAGTGGCGATCAGCTATCCAAGGCAACAGCAATGCTTCTCACCGCGTTGCGTTTCGACGGCTGAACCTGCCCAGTACTTGGCCCACTGCATCACACCATTCATGGGGACCAACGTCCTCGCTGCTGATGGTTGTGTCCCTGAGGTCAAAGTGTTGTCACGCGGCAAGGCCCACAAGATGCAGCGCGCCGAGTGGACCGGGGACCCACTTAAACTTGTCCCCCCACCCGGCGCCAGCGTGCGCCGATGCGGCGAAGCCGTCGAAAAACCGTCTTGGCTATATGCGAACGGGCCGGTTTTTGCAAGCATGTTGCCACACGCATTCGCAAACTCACCCAACAACGAGCTCAAAGCGCTCGTGGATCGACACCTCGGTAAACCTGCCGAGCTTGCCTCCCCGCACATAATCGACGAATGGGTTGCGTGTTTCCTCCGTGAGTGGCCATCAGTGCTCTCGCAGTTCCCCGACGACGAGCATTGGGACACCTTGCGTGAGCTGGTCGACGCTCAACCCACCACCAAGCGGGCTGCACTTTACTACGAGCTCGTCAGCGGGAATCTCGACAGTTCGTTGGCCGCCAACCACGAACGTGACGCCTTCGAGAAAATTGAGCTCGTCCCTTGCGACCCCGATGGCGTTGCTTCGAAGACGCCGCGCATGATCCAGGCTACAAAAACGCCTACGTGCCAGCTCTTCTTTGCTTGGGAGTCGCAACACATGGCTCGACTCATGAAACGCGCCGTCGTGGGTTGGGCGGCCGGCACTAACCCGCTGCCCAAGTTCATCAACGCCAGTGGGCTGGACGGCCGACAAATCGGCGCCGTCCATCACCACTTGATTGAACGCGGGTACGTCCCAGTCGAGTCCGACTATGCCCGCTTCGACGCTACGCAGGGCTTGGGAACCATCGCCGTCACGATCGCGGCTTTCTCTTCCGCACTTGGGTCGCTGACCCAATTTGCCATCGATTTTCTTATCGGTGGTGCTCGCACAAAAGGCAGTGCGAGATTTTGGGCGTACATGACTATCGCCACCCGCCGCAGTGGTGACCCGCACACTTCCGTGGCGAATGCGATACTCAATTTCCTCGCCACCGCGTACAGCATGGCACGTACACAGTTTGCTAACAATAGTGACTACTACGTGCTTGTTAACGGTGACGACAACGTGACGTACATTCTCCCGAATTCTGCGTTCACTGCCCACGACTTCTCTGTAGAGTTAGCGCGCAACAACAAGCGCCTCGGATTTAACAGTGAAGTCGCCCTCGTCGAGGACCCCTGTTTTCCAAACGGAGTTCGTACGGGGTTTTGCAGCGCCATCTTTGTCCCTATGATCATCGATGGTGTTGCCACGCACATGTTGTGTGCCGATATTCGGCGCGTCATGTGCAAAATGGGGTTCTCTCTCGATGACCGTTCACCGACCAAGGCCGCTGCCTTGCTTCGCAACACGATACTCGGATTGAGCTATTTTCGCGCTTTACCCCTCGCGAGCGCCTTCTGGGACGCCTTTCTTTGCTCGCCTGAGCAAGCATTGGCCGGGTCAGCCGACTCGTATACGCCCTGGAAACACGCACCCCTGGCTGATTACCAGCCGTCCGAAGCCACCTGGACGGCCTATTGTTCGGTCTTAGGCATCGGGCGCCAATCTGTCGGTGAATTGTCAGCATGGCTCATCTGAGCCCTTCGGGAGCAGACGCCGTGTCTAAAAGTGATAAGGCATCCGCTACTCGATCAGATAAGCTTGCACTGGATGGAACCCAGTGACGAGTGCGTGTTGCTCACGCACCGTTTTTCCGATTACGTGTTCGGAGATGGTGGGCGCCCCGCCAATGAAAATCATGGCGCCATAGCGAAGTATGTCTTTGACGTACCATATGCCTCGGCAGCAGCCAGCGCGTTTGACAGCGTTCAAACCCCCTGTGCTGATTCCGCGGCAATGAACCCAAACCACCAAACCTCCCAATGCCTTCACGTAAGACACACGCTCGCAAGCAGCGTCGCCCCGGATCGGCTAAAAGATCCAAAAAGCACGCCAGATTTAGTGCTCAAAAATCAAGTCGAGTGCACAAGAGTGCACGAGGCAAACCCAGCCGCAAGTCAACCTTCGGAGCCATCCTCGATGGCGCCGAGACTGTCGCTGGATTCTTGCCGGGTGCGATCAAAGGGATCCGCTCAATAACTGGCCTCGCAAAAGAGGCCAGCTTCGCCACGCCAGCATCATTTGCTAGCGTGCGCAATAATGCCACACAGATGGCCCCATCTATGGCAATTACCCACCCCACGCTTGGGGTGGCCGGGGTGCGAAAAATCGGCGTGCAACCACTATGTGGAGTGTACGTCAGTGGCAGCGGAGTTTCGCCCGCTTTCTTCAGGCCTGAGATACCTGCAGTCACATCGGCCAACAACATTCTCATGAACCCCATTCTCTTGGGAGGCCCCCTATCTGTGGAAGCTTACTTATACGACAAGTTTGTTTTTCGCAAGTTCGCGGTCAAGTTCACCACGTTTGTTGAAACTACGCAACGCGGAGTTTGCGTCCTTGCAATCGAAAAGGACGTTGCCAACATCTCAGCAACCACCTTCAATGGTGCGCGCATGGTCACGCCCAACGTGACCTTCCCATACCGCATTCCAAAAGCTGAATTGGACTGGCGGTATGACGGACCCGACACCTTCTACACCAACCCGAG